AGCCGTCAACAGCTCCGACTCCGTCGCCGACCTCGTCGGCAGCGTCGTTGGACTCAAGCACATCATCGTCCAGGAAGTCGAGATCACAAGCGAGGACAACGAGGTCATCACCGTCCCCCGCACCACTCTCGTCCTCGACGACGGCAAGGTCTACTCCGCCACTTCCAAGGGCCTACTCAACAGCGTGAGGAACATCATCTCCATCTTCGGAGACCCGAACGAGTGGGAGCAGCCCCTCACCGTCAAGGTGGTCGAGAAGGGCACCAAGATGCGCCGCTTCTACTCCCTTGAGGTTGCCTGACCGTCTACAATGCATAGAAGCTCCTCCGCTCCTCCACACGGAGGGGCGGAGGAGCTTTCATGTCCGGTAACCCATCACTCGGAGACCTGCGCCTTAGGGCCCTTAAAGCTGAGGCCCGCGCCACACGCAAGGTCCGCCTCATCAAGCGGGGTACCTACAATCCTCGCGCGGGCGGCCTGCTCACTGACCTGAACAATGGACAGTTCGGCGTCGATATTGCGGGCACAGAATATGATGTGCGCAAGGGCGAGGCACGCATCAATCGCATGACGACGGCGCAGGTGAAGCGCCATCTCGAACGCCTCGATAAGTTTCTCTACCAAGGCACCACATATTACGCGGGAGCTCGAGGGAATATCATTAGCGGTGACGCCATGCGCGCCGTGCGCCGCGAGTACAAGCGCGATAATGAGCGTAAGCGCGAGTACAAAAAATCGGTTGCAGGAACCTTCATCCCATGGGTTGGCATCACAGCGAAAGAGTATGACGAGGATTGGCGCGTCAAGAAGGCGTACCTGGAGTCTGGTAGTGCGGAGTCCTTGGTTGAGTATCGTCTTCCTACTCCGCGACGCTTCAGCTCCGATGAGGGCGCGTACACTATTGCCAAGAGTATGAATGAGCGCCAGACGACGCGGGGCCACAATAAGGCGATCTCTCAGGCGCGTCAGAATATCTCAGACATGATTGATGAGATCGGTGATGATCGTTTGCGCAGAGTTCTCGACCTCCCGGACGATAAGCTCTGGTTCATGTGGAGTAATGATGATTATTTCGCAGATCGTCTCTCCCGCCTTTACTGGGCGATCCACAACCAGGATAACGATAAGATCGGGAAGCGTGCGATTGCCGCGATACTTGATGACTATGATGAAAAAATCTTCACTCTCCTTGGTATGATCGATGAAGCCGAAAATCTCGAAATCAAGCCGGAAAAGACGCGCAAAAAGCTCCGTCGCCGTAAGAAGCGCTGATTTTGAGACGACTACGGATGAGAATGACTGCCGCGTCTGGGCATGGGCTTCGGTGAACATTCACGACCTCAAAGACCTCAAGCGCGGCACAGACATCGATTCATTCATTGATTACTTGGGCAAAGCCGCAACAACAACATACTTTCACAACCTTTCCTTCGACGGTATCTTTATCATTGATTACATTATGAAGAATGGTTGGAAGTGGGTTGACGGCAAGCCCGGGGAGATGGAGTTCTCTACTCTCATCGATAAGATGGGCAAGTTTTACACTATTACCATTAATGTGCACGGTGTTGTTACCGAGATCCGTGATTCGCTCAAGAAGATTCCCATGCCAGTTGCGGCGATCGCAAAGGCCTTCGATCTACCTGAGCCCAAGGGTGATATCGATTACGACAAACCCCGCCCGGCCGGCTACATTCCCACTGAAGAGGAGTGGGACTACCTGCGTCGCGACGTCGAGATTGTGGCCCGCGCGCTCGCCGAGCAGCTTTCTCACGGTATGACGAACCTTACCGTGGGTAGCGATGCTATGGCCGAGTTCAAGAAGGTCTACGGTGGGCAGGCGGCGTTCACGAAGTCTTTCCCCGTTCTCCCCGCCAGCTTAGATCAAGAGATCAGACAAGCGTATCGCGGCGGCTTCACGTACGCTGACCCTCGCTTCTCTCGGCGCATCGTGGGCGCGGGCGACGTGTATGACGTAAATTCATTGTATCCGTACGTCATGCACGAGGATCCACTACCCTTCGGCAAGCCTAATATCGTTGATTACATTCCCGATGATGGCCTGTTCATTACTTCTGTAACGGTGACAGCGAAGCTGAAGGAGGATCACATTCCCTGCATTCAGATCAAGCGCTCTCGATTCTTTAATGGCGCGGAGTATGTGAAGGCTATCGATGAACCGACGACATTGACGTGCACGTCAGTTGATCTTGACTTGTGGTCGAAGCATTATGACTTGAATATTATTACCTGCAATGGGACGTTCACTTTTGATAGCGAACGTGGGATGATCGCCGATTATATTGATAAATGGATGGAAGTGAAGGCCAACTCGACCGGCGGTAAGCGAACGATCGCCAAATTAATGCTGAATTCACTTTACGGAAAATTCGCCAAGAACACGAACACGACCGGGAAGAAGCCCATCCTCGACGGCGATCACGTCAAGCTGGTCAGCGGCCCCGCGGACAGCGCCGACCCCGTCTACACCCCCGTGGGCTGCTTCGTGACCGCATGGGCACGGCACCATACAGTCACTTCGGCGCAACTCAATTATGACCGCTTCCTGTACGCTGACACTGATTCGTTGCATCTTCTGGGGACGGAGAAGCCGAATCAGATCACCGTGCATCCGACGAACATTGGGGCCTGGAAGCACGAGGCCACGTTCTCGCGGGCGATCTTCGTGCGCGCTAAACAGTACTGTGAAGTGATCGACGGCGTTCCGGAAACGCACATTGCGGGGCTACCGAAATACCTTGCGGCGCAGATCACACCGGAAGATTTACTTGAAGATCAACGATGGTATGGTAAACTCATGCCTACAAAGGTTCCAGGAGGGGTAGTCCTGAAGCCGACCTCATTTACATTCGCCGCATAAGGAGAATATCATGGCAAAGAAGAACATCACCGTCAGCATTGACCGCAAGCTCGATGAGTTCATCGAAGAGAAGCAGTGGGACCTGCGCCTCAAGCGCCCCCTCCTGCTTCGTAAGATTCTTGAAGACTGGGCGGTCGAGCACGGCTACAAGGCCCCGGAGTCTGGCGACGAGTGACTAGGGCTGCCCGGGTACCACGGATTGAATGCCGCCGGGCACCGCATTCGATTGGTAGTCGGCTGTTGCCGTAGCCAGAATTTCCGGTTAGCTGGTAGGGTAGGGGCGTAGAGCTCCTACCCTACCTTTATGGAGAAGTAAAATGGACTTCAATTCTCTTGTAGATATGCTTCAGAATCCGCCGGAGGATGGCCTTCCGGCCACTATTTATGATGATCTGCGTGGCGCCTACGATGAGGTGAGTAGTGGGTTTGATTCGGCGAAGACTAAGATCGAGGAGATGACATCGCAGAATGGCGAGCTGAATGATCTCGTTAATTCGCTGAAGAGCAAGAACTATGATCTTCTGACTGCGGTATCGGATGGCGGTTCTACTGCTGAGTCTGGCGATTCCGATAATGTTGACGACTATCAGGACGATGGTTCGATTGACGCCTATTTCCAGAACCAGGGCAATGACAAGGAGAAGAACTAATGCAGCCCACAGGTAAGATTCGCGGGATCGATAATATTGAGGCGCTGAACCGCATTCGTAACGACGCGTCCGCCGACTATCAGAGGCGCGTCCCGGAGGCGACCAAGGGCAATATTTCTGCGACGCTCCGCAGCCTCATGTCCTACACGCCGTCCTACAATGAGTTCTGTGACGCGCTCGTCAATCGGATCGGCACGTACATTCTCCGTGACATTACATGGAACAACCCTCTTGCGATCTTCAAGCGCGGCATGCTCGAGTTCGGTGACACGATCGAAGAGGTGCAGCAGGGCCTCATCGAGTCCTACCTGTACTCTGGCGACCGCGACTACATGGAGAAGGATCTGTTCGCGGCCCGTAAGCCCAACGTCGCTTCCCAGTTCCACACGGTGAATCGGCGCGAGTACTACAAGATCACGGTGAACCGTGATCAAGTGCGCCGCGCTTTCCTGGACGAGTCCGGCCTGCAGCAGTATCTGCAGCAGATCCTTGCGGTACCGACCACGTCGGACCAGTGGGATGAGTTCCTGCAGACCACGTCGCTGTTCGCCGAGTACGAGGCCAACGGCGGCTTCTGGCACGCCAAGGTCCCGAACCTGCGCACTCTTGCCGCCACTGAGGCGGATTCGAAGGCCTTCATCAAGAAGACGCAGGCGCTCGCTGGGAATCTTCAGTTCATCAGCCGCAAGTACAATGCGGCGCACATGGAGACATTCGCCAAGCCCGAGGATCTGGTGCTGGTCACGACCCCCGAGGTGATGGCGAACATCGGTGTTGAGGCGTGGTCTGCCGCCTTCAACCAGGAGTTCAGCCAGCTTAATGGTCGCATCGTCACCATTCCGGAAGAGTACTTCGGGATGGAGAAGACGCAGGCCATTCTGACGACGAAGGATTTCTTCGTCATCGCTGACAACCTGCTTGAGAACCAGAGCCAGCCGAACGCGATTTCGCTGGGCACGAACTACTTCCTGCACCACTGGGAGGTGATCAGCGCCTCGTTGTTCGTTCCTGCCGTCGCCCTGTGGACCGGTGATGATGATTCTACGATCACGATCAAGCCGAGCGAGCTGAAGCTGACGATCGAGAAGGCCGCGCACGTTGACAGTGGGACTGCGGTTTCGACAACGGCGAAGGCACTGCCTGGCGAGAACATTGAGATTGTCCACAAGGTTGCCGGGAAGAACACCTACGACTATGAGTTCGGGGTTGCCTTCTCCGTGACCGGGGCGAAGAGTCAGCGCACTCGCATCACGAATGAGGGTGTGCTTAAGGTGGGTCTGGATGAGACGGCGGAGACGCTCACGGTTGCTGGGTCGGTCACGTACATTGATCCGACGACTCACAAGCGGATCACGCAGACGCCGGTGACCGTGCAGGTTTCGGTGGATGCGTCTAAGGCTGTGAAGGTCTGGCCCAAGGAGTAATCCTCCTTTCCTTGAATACCACGGCCGTCGTTACGACGGCCGTGGTATTCTTCTTTCATGACTTCATATCAGCCCCCTGAAGATATTGGGGATTTCGGATACGATTTTAATTACGCCGTGTGGACTCCGGGCACCACGGTTGTTCTTTCGCGCGTGAAATGGGATTCCACATACCGTGATATTGTCTGGTTCGACGACTATGACAAGGCATGGAACTATCACGACGAGAAGGGCATCAAGCTTGTCGTCAACGGTTTAACGTATTGCGCTCAGGGGCAGCCTATAAGGCTTGATATTCCCTTCAGCCAGGCGAACGAGTACAATTACATGTGCGTGAGGAATGCCGCCGATTCGGTGAATTCCCGCAACACATTCTACTACTTCATCACATCCGTAGAGTACGTTGCACCACACACAACAGAGTTCACCGTGCAGCTCGACGTCTGGCAGACCTACATGCACGAAATCAAATTCGGCATGTGCTACGTCGAGCGCGGGCACATCGGCATCGCCGCCCAAGACAAGTGGGAGAACTACGGGCGCAAGTACCTCACCGTCCCCGAAGGCCTCGACACCGGTGGCGAGTACGTCATCTCCGAAGTGTGGCGCCATGACATGGCCTCCGTCGAGCATATCGACGGCAACGTCGATTCCGCCAACTATGACATCATCGTCACTTCCGCTATCGACTTACTCGTCGATTACGGCACCGAGGACGACCCCCACTTCCAGACGGCGAAGGGCTCGCTTGCCGGCGGCATGGCGAACGCGACATGCGTGTACGCCATGGACGTCGGCAATTTCAGGACGCTGGCCGAAGCTCTCTCCAATTGCCCGTGGGTGAGCCAAGGCGTGCAAACCATCACTGCCATCCCGAAAGGGATTATTAACTTCGACGGGCTGACGAGTGCGAAGACTCCGGATACGTCCGGCTATGAAGAGGACAAGAAGCGTCGCACCAAGAAGCAGGGAGCGACTGTCTACCCGATCACCACCGGCTTCGGGTCCGCAGGAATCAACAACAACCAGACGATCGATCTCGCGCCAGGCTTCCGCAAGGAGGACAACATTCCCGAGCGCTACCGCATGCTCTGGAAGCTCTACACCTACCCGTACATGGTCTACGAGGTGACCATGTTCAATGGCGCTCCGCTCCTGGTGCGTCCCGAATGCGTGTGGGACACGAGCCTGAAGGTGACCATGTGGGCGCACGTTGTGCCGCCGGGGCCGCGCATCATGTTCACTGTCAACGGGTACAACCAGAACAACACCGGTGACGGCAACAACGCGTACAGTGAGCACTTCGATGCCATGACCGGCATCAGTGCCCTGCCAACCTTCGCCCTGACGAACAACGGGTACTTGCAGTACATGGCGGGCAACGCACATTCGATTCACTACCAGTATCAGAGTGCTGATTGGGCTCAGCAGAAGGCGATTCGCGGGGCGGATACGTCCTATACGCAGGCTCAGGCGTCTATGATGCAGGCGAATCAAGCGACCGACCTTACCAACGCTTACTCGCGGCAGGGTGCCGAGTACAACGCCAACATGCGTCTGCTGGGCGGTACGCTGAACACCGGTGCGGGCGCGATCGGACAGCTCGCCGGCGGCAACCTGGGTGGGGCTATTTCGTCGGCATTGATGGGCGGCATCAATAATGGCATGGCCTACGGGATGGCGATGGAGAATAACCGTCGTGAGATCGAGGCCCGTAGCGCCATGACCGGGCTGAACAACAGCTACGCGAAATTCAATGCGGACACGAACTTGGCGATGGCGAAGTTCGCCGCCAATGGCGACTACGCGAACGCGATCGCGGGTATCAACGCCAAGGTGCAGGACTCGCGGATGATCGCTCCGACGACGTCGGGCGGCGTTGGCGGCGATGCTTTCAACCTTGCTACCTATGGGTGGCGTCTTGTGTGCCGTCAGCGCCGTATCGATGATGGTACGTTGACGCGTATCGGTGAGTTCTGGCTGCGGTACGGGTATGCGATGAATATTCCGACGAGGGTCCCGAAGAATCTTCAGTGCATGACTAACTTCACGTATTGGAAGATGCAGGAGACCTACCTGTATTCAACGACGTGTCCCGAAGGCTTCCGTCAGTCGATTCGCGGCATTTTCGAGAAGGGCGTGACCGTGTGGTCCGATCCAGATAGGATTGGGAAAACCGATTTCGCAGACAACGAGCCCCTACCTGACGTCAATATCAACATGGAATGGTGATCATGAAACGCGAGGATTATGTGAACAGCCAGATATACCGCCCTTTCGCTGAGGGCGGGTCAATGCGGGCGAACCCCGCACAGAACCGCGAGGATCACCTGTTCCGCATGTATGTGCGGATCATTAGTGAGTTGTGCTCAAATCGGTTCAATTGGCAGGGGCTGCCGGAGACGATCGACGCGAGGTACCTGGAAGTCACGCTCATGCACGACGCGCTGGCCGTATTTTATTACGACCAGGAATTCGCAAGGTTCATGGCGTTGCGCGCTACTGGTCTCGGGCAGCTGAATATGTACAATAACCCGACAGAGTTCGTTGTTTACGGCAACCAAGTGTATTCGAAGACGCTGGACGCTAAGAGTTGTGTCCCCATTTGGGCGAACTATATGCGCTGCCCCGACTGGGATGTGATCGACACCTACGCGCAGCGTCTCGCGGCCTTCGACCGCACCCTTGAGATCAACATGCTGAATGCGCGGCACCCCATTGTGTTCGCCGTCAACAACAATGAATACCACACCTTCGTGCAGGCCTACAATAAGGTTGTCGAAGGCCAGCCCGTCATTTTCGCGACTGAAACCATGAACCGCGACTCACTGGCTGACAAGGTCGCCATGTTCGATACGGGGTACAAGCCTCACCAGATTCAGGACGTCATGGAAGCCAAGGTCAAGACCTGGAATGAGTGCATGACATTGCTCGGCATCATGAACGTGAACTCTGAGAAGCGTGAGCGCATGGTTGTCGAGGAGGCCAGCGGTAGTTCTGGTCAGGTGCTCGGGATGCGGGCGGTGGCGCTGAATGCACGGCGCGCGGCGTGCGATCAGATCAACCGCATGTTCAAGCTCGATGTCCACGTCGAGTGGAACCTTGACCAGACGTCGGAGCCGGGGGAGGACCCGATGGAGATGATGGCGATGCAGGCTGCCATGGGCGGGCTGGGTAGCACCGATCTTGAAGCCATGAACCCTCACAGCGACAAGGAGACCACTAATGCCTGACTTCACCATAGAACTGCGCGAAGTTGTTGCCCGCCACGGCACCAATTCACTGGGGCTAGATTCGTACCCGATTTTCGATGAGGCGTATCGCGATATTCTGAACCAGAAGATCGTTGATCATTTCTGGTACAACGAGATCTCGCATGAGACCGTGGACATGTGGATGCGGCAGATGCGCACCAAGATGCAGGAGATCATGCCGTACTACAACAAGTTGTATGAGGCGGAGCTCATCAAGATTGACCCGCTGTCCACGCAGGATGTCACCTCGACGTCGGCGAGCGAGCAGGACTCGAGTTCTCGTAGCGAGCATAGTGACAGTGGAGAAACCACGTCGAAAACGGTGTCGAAGAGTGATGCGAAGTCCAGGACGGTGCAGTCGCAGCTTCCTCAGGTGCGCTTGTCGGGGGACAAGGATTATGCGACGGCGGCCAGCGATGTGAGTAGCGATAGTGGGGGCGTGAACGATACGGACGGTTCGACGACGTCACGTGGGTCGGGCGAGTCGTCTTCTCGTGGTTCGCAGTCGTCCAAATCGCGGTCGAAAGGCTATACTGGGCATACGGCTCAGCTTATTGCGGCGTGGCGTGACACGTTTATCAACGTTGATCTCATGATCATCGTTGAATTGCAGGAATTGTTCATGGGGATTAGGAGTACGAATGACAGTTTCACTGGAAGGGCGTCCGCATTCCGGCCCTGGTCAATTTATTGAGGATGAATACCTGCTCATCCCTCCTGACTACCGTCTGAGCAACTCCATTCCTTTCACCTACAGGGACGGGTACACGTACCTGCAGATGATGGAGGAGATGCGCAGGTGGGTTGACGATGGGCTGAAGACATCGCTCAGTAATGCGCTTGAGTCGCTTGCGGGGGATTATAACCAGAAGGTTCATGCTCTCATTATTGATCTCAATAAGGAGATGGAGAACTACAAGGCGCTGCCGCCGCAAGTGCGACAGATGCTGCGCGACGCCATTGCGAAGTATGATGATGAGTTCAAGATCTTCAAGAATTCGTTGGAGGAGTACCTTGATCGTCGCATTAACCGCGATCATATTGAGGTAACGAACTGGTTGCGCGGTGGCCCCTCCACCCTGGAGGAACTGCTCTTCGACATGCACAACCGTTACACAGTCAATGGGTTGTTGGCGGAGGATTTCTCTCGCATGGCTGCAACATGTAAAGAGATCGACGATCTGCCGATGAGCATCTCTGAGATGGAGACCAATGGTAAGGTGTTCATCCGAGAATTTGATCGCGACTATATTTTCTCGCCGATTACTGGGAACCGCATGAATATGAGGGATGCCCTGTATGAGGTTGTGGAAATGATGAAAACCGGTAGTGGTAACATGGTGTCGTGGACTGTGGACTACTTCGAGACACCGTCACTGCAGGACATTGAAAACCGATTCGTGCCAGCGTAAGGAGAGAAAATAATGCCGGCAACAAACAGGACCAAGAATTTCCAGCTCCCGATCTACCAAGCGAGTGACCATTTCTCCGTGCTCGGAGACATGAACAGCGCTATGAACATGATCGATGAGAAGCTGGGAGAGGCAACCGTCCAGGCGACGGCG